GTTGCACAGCACATACGCTTTCAAGATAAGAAGTTTATATGGATAGGAGATATGTCAAAGGTGCAGCTATGGGGTCAGCATTTATGGAGACAGCATGGAGGTAATGGTTCTGTCTTCTTAACTGTATGTGAAGGAGAGATTGATTGCATGAGTGCTAGTCAGATACAAGGTAACAAGTTTCCTTGTGTGTCTATACCATCAGGAGTACAATCAGCAGCCAAGTATCTAGCAGCAAACTACAAATGGCTGGATAGTTTCTGTCGTATTGTTATTTGCTTTGACAATGATGAAGCAGGTAACAAAGCAGCAGAGAAATGTATGGAGGTTTTGCCAAGAGGTAAGGCAGCTATAGCAAGACTAGATCGTAATGATATAAACGATCATCTTGTATTAGGAGAAGGTGAGATTGTCAAAGACAGACTATGGAAAGCTAGACCAGTAAGACCTGACTCCCTTATTAATGCAGCAGACGCTTGGGATTTGTTTACTAAAGAAACAAGTAAACCTGTATCAGACTTTCCATATCCAAAGCTGAACGAATACACAAGAGGTTTGTTTCCTAGTCAGATATTTACAGTAGCTAGTGCTAGTGGTGCTGGTAAGTCCACGATATGCAGAGAGCTATGCCATCACTTTCTAAAAAGAAACCTCAAGGTTGGATACATTGGGTTAGAAGAATCAGTACAAAGAACTCTTCAAGGTCTTGTAGGTATTGACTTGAACATTCCTTTGCACTTAAATGAAGATGGCATAACTAAAGATGATCTGCGGATTGCGTTTGATAACCTCACATCAACACGCAATCTTTTTTTATATAACCACTTTGGTAGTCTTGAGCCTGATGTATTGCTAGAACAGATAAGATATTTAGCTACTGTTGATGGAGTAAAGGTAGTAATACTAGATCACATAAGCATAGTCTTGTCTGGTCTTGAACTAGATAATGAACGCAAAGCAATAGATATAATAATGACCAAGCTTAGAAGTTTAAGTGAAGCTACAGGTATAGCTATTGTATTAGTCAGCCATCTACGCAGACCACAAGGACAATCACATGAGTCGGGCAGAGAGGTAGATACATCTGACTTGAGAGGTAGTCATAGTCTTCTTCAACTATCTGATGTTGTACTGTCAGCTTCCAGAAACCAGACAGGAGATGCTAGTGAAAGGCAAAGACTACAGCTAAAGGTATTGAAGTCTAGACATACTGGAATGACAGGAGAAGTAGATAAATTATTGTACGACCAGAAGACAGGTCGACTTGTTGTATATGAGGACTTTATTTAGCTATGACTTTACTTATTGATGCTGATTGGTTGATCTACAATTCTTGCTGTGCCTGTGAGCAAGACACAAGATGGAATGATTGGGAGCATACTCTTCACTCTGATGAGCGAGACATACTTAATCTGATAGAGAACAGACTAGATGTATATAGAAGTATTGCTGACAGCAAGCATGACATAGTTATGTGCTTTACTTCTTACCCTACATTTAGACATGAGATATTTCCTGAGTACAAGATTAATAGGATAGGTAAACGTAAACCACTTGCACTTAAGAGTGTTATCAAAGAAGTAAAAGAAAGATATGAAACTGTTGCCTATGAAAACTTAGAAGGTGATGACGTACTTGGTTTGCTTGCCACCAATGGGAAATACAAAGACCCGATAATAGTTTCAGTTGATAAAGATATGAGAACACTACCCTGCAAACTTATAGCTGATGATTGCATAGAACATATTACTAACAAGAAAGCAGACAGGCATTGGTTTGAGATGTCGTTGGCTGGTGATGCTGGTGACGGAATACTAGGTATCAAAGGTATGGGTATGGTTACAGCTTCAAAGACTTTAGCCAATACACCTGATACGAAAGAAGCACTATGGTCTAAGGTACAGGAGACATATACTAAGAAAGGTTATACGATTGCTGATGCTATCTTGAACGCAAGACTAACAAGGATACTGCGAGAAGGAGATTATGATTACAATACAGGTGAAGTAAAACTTTGGAACCCATAAAGAAAACCCCAAGAGGAACCACACCCTTGAGGTTTTCTTAGCGTTGCAACAAGGATAACCACTTCCTTGTTATCTTCACATTAACATATACTATAGATATAGCACTTAATTTTTTGTGAATTTACCAGTAATTACTGATGAACTTATAGAAGGTTTAGATCAAGTGTTTCCTAACAGACACCCAGACCTATCACTTTCTGATAGAGAAGTGTGGTATCGTGCAGGGCAAAGGTATGTTGTTGATTTTTTAATCGAACAACAAGCCAGACAAAAAGAAACAATGCTTAACGAAAGCGTATTGGAGAGTTAGCTATGTGCTTTGGTAGTAGACCCAAACCACCACCTTTACCAGAACCAAGACCGACCCCACCAAAGCCTGAGAAGACTGCGGAAAGAGTTGTTGTCAGCAGTAAAAGAAAGTCTGTTGAAGATGGTCAGTTAAAGAATAGAAAGAAACCTTCTGTGAAGAGATTTGGTACACAAACATTACGCATACCTTTAGCCCTAAACAATCTTAAAATTTAATCATGTGTATAGGAAGAAGATCAAGGCCAGCACCACCACCTGCACCTAAACCAGCACCAAAGCCAGCACCAAAGCCAGCACCAAAACCCCCTGCACCTAAACCTGCACCTAAACCAACTCCAAGGCCAACTCCAAGGCCAGTACCTAAACCTGCACCTAAACCAACTCCAACTCCAACACCTAAACCAGCACCAAAGCCAACACCGACACCAAAGCCAGCACCATTACCACCACCTACAACTGGTCCTGTGCCACCAAAAACACCCACACCCACACCCACACCAACCCCAAAACCAGAAACACCTACTCCTAAACCAAGAAGACGTTTTGTTAAGCGTCGTGGATTCTTAGGTAGTCCAAGTAGATCATCATTGCGTATCGGTGGTGGTGGATCAGGTAACTTAAGGTATTAATTATGTGTTTCTTTGGTAGGTCAAGCACACCACAGCCACCCAAACCTGAGTTTGATGATGCACCTCCTGTTGTTACAGGTAAACAAACTGGTGTTGATAATCCTATCGACACCAAGAAAGTTACTGAACAACTAAGGCAAGATCGAATGAAAGAAGAAGGGTTCTCTAACCCTGCCGAGTCATTGAAGATTGCTGGTATTACAGGTAGTGGTAGTAGTCGTGCAGATAAAGCAAGAAAAGAATCAAATCAAAATAGAGCTAAACATAATTTCAACAAAAAGAAGTATTCTAAAGGAATAACAGGTAGAAAAACAGGAGTTGCTTAAGCATGGAGTATTCGACAAAAGGACAGACAGCAGCAGGTAGGTACGAATCGTTAGTAGGGTTGCGTTCTACTTATGATAGAGAAGCTAAAGAGTCTTCTAAAATAACTATTCCTAGTCTTATACCTGAGTCAACTACTGGTACAAGAGCAAAGATAAAGACACCATTTCAAGCAGTAGGAGCTAGAGGAGTTAACAGTTTATCAAATAAATTTTTGATGACTTTGCTGCCACCTGACCAAGCTTTTTTTAAATTAACTATTGATAGTCTTGAGTTAATAAAAGAAGGACAAGAAGGTTTACAGAGTGAGATAGATAAAGGTCTTCGTACTATAGAAAATGCTTTGCAGAATGATATTGAAATATCTAATGATAGGGTTGCTTTGTTTGAAGCACTCAAACATTTAGTAGTATCAGGCAATGTATTATTATATCTAACTGATAAAGGATTAAAAGTTTATCCACTATCAAAGTTTGTTTGCAGAAGAGATGAAGTTGGTAATGTTCTAGAAATACTTACAAAAGAAACTATACACCCACAAGCTTTACCTGCTGATTTCTTAGAACAGATCAAGAAGAAAGATAATTATGACGCACAAGAAATGCAGAACGACCTCGATATATACACGCACATCAAAAGAATTAATGATGAGTTTATTTGGTATCAAGAGTGCAAAGGTGAGAAGATACCTAATACTGATGGAAGATCACAGGCAGATGTATCTCCTTGGATACTACTAAGATTTATTCGGATAGATGGTGAAGATTATGGTCGAGGTTATGTAGAAGAATATAGAGGAGACTTGATTACATTAGAAGCTTTGATGCAAGCAATCATAGAAGGTGCTGCTGCTAGTGCGAAAGTATTATTTCTTGTCAATCCTAATGGAGTTACAAGGGCAGCTACTTTAGCTAAAGCACCTAATGGAGCTATACGAGAAGGCACAGCAGCAGATATAAGTGTTATGCAAGTAGGTAAAAGTGGAGACTTTAGTGTTGCTCAAGTAGTAATTGGTACTATCACACAAAGATTAGAGACTGCTTTTCTTATGGCTAAGTCTGTTCAAAGAGATGCAGAAAGAGTAACAGCAGCAGAAGTAAATCTTATGGCACAAGAATTAGAGAATAGTCTTGGTGGTATCTATAGTATCTTGACCCAAGAGTTTCAACTGCCATATTTGAAAAGACGTATGCACATGTTAGTCAGGTCTGGCAGAGTACCCAAGCTACCAGAAAAGCTAGTCAAACCAAAGATAGTGACAGGATTACAAGGTCTTGGTAGAGGTAATGATAGAAACAAACTGATTGAGTTTATTGGTACTGTTGCCAATGCTTTAGGACCAGATGTGATGAGACAGTACGTCAATGTAGATGAAGCCATCAAACGTCTTGCTACCAGTATCGGTATAGATACTGCTAACCTAGTAAAGACAGCAGAAGAAATACAGGCAGAACAAGAAGCTCTACAGCAGCAGCAACTTATTCAAAGTCTTGGACCTGCTGCTTTAGGATCGCCATTACTTGATCCTAAGAACAACGCACAGGCACAACAACTAACGGAGGAATCTAATGCCAACCAAGAAGAACAGTAGAAAAAGAGATGATGACGGAAAGTTTGTCTCTGAAAAAGCAGTCGTAAGTCGTGTAGGCGAATACGAAGAAAACCCTGTACCTGAGAAGTCAGGTGATGTCACTACTAGACATGGCAGTACAATTCACTATAGTTAAAAGAAAAAACCACTATGACATCATCACAAGCACAAGTATCTGAAACACCACCAATGTCTTCACAAGATATTGAAAGTCTTAGAGATGAGAATGGCCTTATCGCAGGTAAGTTTAAAACTGTTGAAGATATGGCTAATAGCTACAAAGAACTAGAAGGTAAACTAGGAAGCATAGAACAAACACAAGAGTCAGAAGAAGTTGAAACTTCTGAAGAAACAGAGCAACAAGAATTTGATGCTCAAGAGTATTATGGAGAAGGTCTTGCTTCTGTATTAGAAGAAGTTGGTATAGACCCACAAGAAATATCACAAAGATTTGTTGATAACGACTCTATCTCTGATGATGACTACAGCAAACTAGAAGACGCAGGTTTTTCTAAGCAAGTTGTAGATACATACCTTGATGGACTTAGAGGAGTTGGTGCTGCTGATGCTGATGAGATACCAGCAGATATTATCAAAGGCATAAAAGATTCTGTAGGTGGAGATGAAACCTATGGACAAATGCAAAGTTGGGCAGAACAAAATCTATCAGATGAAGAAGGTGTAGCGTTTAATAATTTGATGGATACAGGAGATGCAGCTACAATTCAGTTAGCAGTCGAAGGACTTTATTCTAGGTATTCAAAATCTATGGGAGTTGAACCAAATCTATACACAGGTAGACCTGCTGCTAGTGGACCTACACCTTACAGGTCAACAGCAGAAGTTGTAAATGCTATGTCTGATCCTCGTTACGGAAAAGATGTTACATATACCGAAGACGTACAAAGACGTTTAGGTGGTAGTGATGTATTTGGCTAATGGCTAAGTTATGTGCTAGAGGTAAAGCAGCAGCAAAGCGTAAGTTCAAGGTCTACCCTTCTGCTTACGCTAATGCTTATGGTGTCAAAGTATGTAAAGGACAAGTAGCTGTTGGTGGAAAGAAAAAAGTTGCTAGTGGTTATACAAGAAAATCTTTGCGTATAAACAAATGAAGAAACTAAGTCTTAGTCAAATGAGAACTCTGAAGAAACATTCGGAGCATCATTCTAAGAAACACATGGATATAATGAAGAAGCTTATGCGTGAAGGCTCTTCATTCAAAGCTGCACACAACAAAGCACAGAAACAAGTAGGCAAATGAGTCTAAGAAGATGGTTTGATGAAAAGTGGGTAGACGTTAAAACTGGCAAACCTTGTGGTCGGCAGAAAGGTGAGAGTCGTGGCTACCCTGCTTGCAGACCTTCTAAAAGAGTTAGTAGTAAGACACCAAAAACTACAGGAGAAATGAGTAGTAAAGAAAAGAGTAGATTTAAAAAAGCTAAGACCAGTTCAAAAAAAATTAGTTATCAACACAGAAGAAAAAATACAAGAAGCAGTTTAAAGATTGCGTAAAGGTGTTATATTTTAAATAGCTTACATCTTTTATGTCTAAGGGAGTATCTCTTACCAAGAAGGACAAAGACCCTACAGGGGGTCTTACTGCTTCTGGTCGTAGGAAATATAACCGAGCAACAGGTGGAAACTTGCAAGCTCCTGTTACTAAAAAGACAGGTCTTTCTCCTAGACAGAAAGCAAGAAGAAAATCTTTTTGTGCAAGAATGTCTGGTGCAAAAGGACCATTAAAAAAAGATGGCAAGTTAACTCGCAAAGCTCTTGCATTACGCAAGTGGAATTGTGGGTCAGTATAAATTAACAAAGTAGAAATCTAAATATCCTTGTGCCTGATGCGTCAGATACCACTTGAGAGAAAGGATTGAAACGAAGTTAGTTTCTCAAATTTGTAAACATTAATCAAGGAGTTTTTCTATGGCTAACGCCACAGTCTCACGTCTTGGTTTGGTAAACAATACAGGAACAGACTTTGATGCTCTGTTTCTGAAAGTGTTTTCTGGTGAAGTGCTTACAGCTTTTGCTAGAAACAATATCTTTAACGAGCAACTTCATTCAGTTCGTACTATCACAAGTGGTAAGTCAGCACAGTTTCCAGTATTAGGAACTGCGACTGCTGCATACCATACAGTAGGAACTCCTCTTGTTGGTGCTAACCAAATCAAGGCAAACGAAAAGATTATCAACATTGATGATCTTCTAATTGCACAGAGTTTCATTGCAAACATTGATGAACTCAAGAATCATTATGACGTAAGAGCTACTTACGCTGATGAGCTAGGTAAGGCTCTAGCTCGTACATACGATTCAAACGTAGCGAAGCAAATAGCTAATGCGAGTCGTGCTTCTACTACTCTTAGTGGTGGTAATGGCGGTCTTGTATTAACACTTGCTAATGGTAATACAGCTTCAGCAAACGTCACAGGTGATGAGATAGCAGCAGCTATCTATGACATTGCACAGACATTTGATGAAAGAGACATTCCTCCAACAGATCGTTTCTGTGTACTACCACCTGCTGAGTACTACAAACTTGCTGAGTCTGCTACAAGAACTGTAGACGTTGACTTCAACC